GTTATGAGTTTAATAGGTTGGTTAAAATCACTGTTCAAAGTTGCAGAAGCGCCTAAAATTGAAGAAGAAGTAGGAGAGAAAGTTCGCACCAAAGATTGCAAAGGAAGATTTGTTGCAGACGATCCTACTACGCCTGATGTAAACGAAGCATGGACCGTCAAGAAAAAACAAAAAAATTACACCGCTAAAAAGAAAAAGGAAAAGAAAAAAACATCCCCAAAAAAGAAAAAGGCAAAAAAGTGAAAACTTCAGCAGAAGGTATTTCTTTAATTAAAAAGTTTGAGGGTTGTCGTTTAGAACCTTATTTATGCAGTGCTGATGTTTTGACCATAGGTTATGGGCATACAAGAAATGTAGTTGAGTCTATGAGTATAACCGAGGACACAGCAGAGGCGTTGTTACAACAAGATTTAAAAGAGTTTGAAGATCACATTGATAACTTAGTTACGGTTGATTTAAACCAAAATCAATTTGATGCTCTTGTTGCATGGACTTTTAACTTAGGCGCTGGAAACTTAAAGTCAAGCACCATGCTTAAAGTTCTTAATGAAGAAAAATATGACGAAGTTCCAGAACAAATGCAAAGATGGAATAAAGCTGCTGGTAAAGTTTTACACGGTTTAGTTAGACGAAGAACCGCAGAGTCTTTGTTATTTGAAGGTAAAGATTGGAAACAAGTTTGATATATTGTAATATTGGGATCCAGATATGGATGATATAGATGTTGTTCAGTTTGTTTTAAAAGTTATTCGAGAAAGAAGAACTCAGATAAAAGATCTTTTGGAAAATAACGGAATAAAAAACATGGAACAATATCGTGAACTTATGGGAGAGCTAAATGGCTTAGATTTAGTACGCCAAGAACTCTCTAATATGCTAGAAAAACAGGAGAAGCTAAATGGCTGAAGCTGCAGTAAAGAAAAAAGAAAATAAAAAAGACTTATTAAAATCGCTTTATGTTGAAGCAAAAGAAAAAACGTTAGACCCTTCCTTAATAGATCAACCCGTATTAGAACGTCTGCCCACTCCGACCGGTTGGCGTATGCTTATACTACCGTATAGACCCCCAAAAGCTACAAAAGGTGGGATATTACTGGCCGAAAACACTCTGGATGAAACACAAATACAGACCGTAGCTGGTTATGTTTTAAAACTAGGACCATTGGCTTATAGAGACAAAGAAAAGTTTCCAACTGGAGCATGGTGCGAGGAGAAACAATGGGTTGTTTTTGCACGGTATGCTGGTTCTAGATTTAAAATTGAAGGTGGCGAAGTTCGTATTCTTAACGATGATGAAATTCTAGCCACCATTAAAAACCCCGAAGACATCTTACATAACTAAAAAGGAACAGTTCTATGGCTGCTACAGAAGCGCAACAAGAAACAGAAGTAGAAAATAATGAGATTCCTTTAGACGTTTCCGAAGAAACAGTAGAGATTGAAATAAAAAGTGACGATGCTGCTGAATTAAACGAAGAAACTACCGCTGAAGAACCCTCTCAAACTGAACAAGAACAAGAACAATACGGTAAGTCTGTTCAGAAAAGAATTAATAAATTAACTAAACGTGTGAAAGATACTGAACGTGAACGTGAAGAAGCGGTTCGTTATGCACAATCTATGAAGTCTGAAGCGGAAAAAATGAAATCCCGGCTTCAAACTTTAGACGAGAGTTACATTACTGAGTACGGAAGTAGGATTACTGCCGAACAATCCCAAGCTGAAGCTGCTTTAAAAAACGCGGTAGAAACTGGTGATTCTCAAGCTACAGTAGAAGCACAAAGAAAGTTAACTCAATTAGCCGTGGCAGAAGATCGTTACAACCAAGCTAAAACTCAACAAGAACAACAACAGAAAGCAGCTAGTGAGGCGTTAACCCAAGCTCCACAACAAGAAGTTCAGAAAGCTCCGCCTGATCCAAAAGCTGAAAACTGGGCTTCTAAAAATAGTTGGTTTGGGAGTGATTACACCATGACTTTTGCTGCTTTTGGTATTCACAAAAAATTAGTTGAAGAAGAAGGATTTGATCCTAAGTCTGATTCATACTATGATGAATTAGACAAACGAATAAAAAGTGAGTTTTCTCACAAGTTTGATGAAGGAAAAAACGAAACTAGCAAAAAAACCGCCCAAACAGTTGCTGGAGTTTCGCGAGGAAGTAAAGCTGGGCGCAACAAGGTTAGACTCACACCAAGCCAAGTAGCTATTGCTAAAAAATTGGGTGTGCCACTAGAAGAATACGCCAAACACGTGAAAGGATAAGTGACTATTATGACTGAAGATATTAAAAAAACTACTGAAGAAGTAAAAAATGTTCAACGTTCTGCCCGTGCAAAAGAAACTAGGAGTGCCGCGACAAGGCGTAAGCCGTGGCGTCCACCGTCAATGTTAGACGCACCACCTGCACCAGAAGGATATCAACATCGTTGGATTCGAGCGGAAGCTAGAGGACAAGAAGATAGGTCCAATATTTCGGCAAGGATTCGAGAAGGTTACGAACTTGTTCGTCAAGATGAATATCCAGATTTTGAAGCGCCCGTAGTTGAATCGGGAAAACATGAAGGTGTGTTTGGAGTAGGCGGATTACTTCTCGCTAGAATACCGTTAGAGACAGTAGCAGAAAGAAATGAGTATTTTACAAAAAGACACTCAGATCAATTAGAAGCTGTTGACCACGATATGATGCGCGAGAACGCTCACTCTACAATGGCAATCACTAAACCTGATCGTCAATCTAGAGTAACTTTTGGTGGTCCACGTAAAGAAACGTAGACCAATTTTTAGTAACTTTTTAAGAGGACAATAAAATGGCAAATCAAGAAACTGCCTATGGTCTTCGCCCTGTTGGACTTGTTGGGGGTGCTACTAATTCTACTGGTGTAACCGAGTATGAAATTGCTTCCGACAACACAAATGCTATATACCAAAACGGTATTGTAGTCCCACTTGCGGCTGGTGTAATTACTTTTGCTGGCGCTACAAGCGGTGGAACTACGCAAGCTTTGGGTGTCCTAACAGGCGTTATGTACCATGACTCCGTTAAGAAAAAGCCAGTTTTTCTAAACTACTGGCCGGGATCTAACAGCGTCAGCGTTGATACAAATCATCCTGTAAAAGCGTTTGTAGCTGATAACCCAAATCAATTATTCCAAGTTGCATCCGATGCTTCACTCACTAATAGAGCAACTGCTCTAGCAGGTGTGTTTGCAAACGCTACACTTGGTACTTCTGCCCGTACCGGTTCTGATGATACGGGGCGTTCTAACTCAGCATTAAGCGTGTCTTCAATTGCTACAACAGCAACACTACCGTTGCGTATTGTAGGTATTGTAGATGATGAAGCGAATAGTGACTTTTCAGCGGCGGGTATTCCGTTGTTGGTAAGACTAAACGCTCACTTTAATGCGTCAACCCGTCGTTTTGATTCGCAGACTACTGCGGATTCAACGGGCATTTAATAAGAGGGCATAAAAAATGGCTATTTCAAGACAACAGCTAGCTAAAGAACTCGAGCCCGGATTAAATGCACTATTCGGACTTGAATACGACAGATACGAAAAAGAACACGAACAGATCTTTGAAACTGAAACTTCTGATCGAGCGTTTGAAGAAGAAACAATGCTATCCGGCTTTGGTACCGCACCGGTAAAAGCTGAAGGTAGTGCAATTTCTTTTGATGATGCGCAGGAAACATTTACTGCACGTTACACGCATGAAACTATTGCGTTAGCGTTCTCAATTACAGAAGAAGCGATAGAAGATAACTTATATGACCGTTTAGCTGCACGTTACACACGCGCACTAGCAAGATCTATGAGTCAATCTAAACAGATCAAAGCTGCTTCGATACTAAACAACGCCTTTTCTACTAGCAGTCCAGTAGGAGACGGTGCTGCACTTTGTTCTTCTTCTCACCCATCTATCAGTGGAAATCAAAGAAACCTACTGTCAACGGCAGCAGATTTAAATGAAACTTCACTTGAACAGATGTTGATTGACATTGCAGGTTTAACTGATGAACGCGGTCTTAAAATTGCGGTTCGAGGAATGAAACTAATTATTCCTAAAGAATTACAATTTATCGCAGAACGTGTTATTGCTTCAAACTTGCGACCAGGGTCGTCAGATAATGATTTAAACGCAGTAAACTCTATGGGTATGATCCCTGAAGGAGCGGTAGTAAACCACTTCTTGACAGATACTGATGCGTTTTTCATCAAAACTGATGCGCCAAATGGTTTTAAACTATTCCAAAGAACTCCTATTCGTACTGCGATGGAAGGTGACTTTGATACTGGAAACTCTCGCTTTAAAGCTAGAGAGCGTTACAGTTTCGGAGTATCTGACTGGCGCTCTGTGTTTGGAACTCCAGGAGCTTAGTTTAAAATTAAGCTACAAAGAAAGGCGGCTTCTTGCCGCCTTTTTCTTTTTAAGGTATATTTAACTAGTAATTTATAACTAGGGTTAACTTTCTTTATCGACTGACCTAGCAGACAAGCCAAGACGATAAAGTTTTTCTTTCGAGGAAAGTAATATGGCAAATTCAACTTTTAATGGACCAGTTCGGTCCGAAAACGGTTTTAAAGTCGTGTCTAAAAACAGTAGTACCGGAGCTTTTACTGATACAGCAGTTATTGCCTCAACGGGTATTGTTACTAACAAATATGTAAAACACGTTGGTTTTGCAACGGGTGTGACAGTAAATACTACAGCAGGAGATAGTCCAACTATAGGTGAATTCACACAACCAGCTAATACAATCATTACAGATATAAAAATATTCTGTGATACTGCTCCAGTAATAGGAACAGGTGATATTGGTTATGAAGTAGGAACAAGTAGTTCTGGAGCACAAATAGTAGCCGCTCAGACTGATGAAATACTTGATGGCGGTACAACTGTTGTTGCGCACAATGTAACTGTGACTAGTTTGGTTTTACAAACTCAAGACGGCACGACTGCTCCAGCTTCTGTTCAATATACAGACACTGAAAGAACTATTTACTGCAACATTACTAACACAGTAGATGCTACAACTGCTGGTTCGTTTACGTTTATTATTGAATACACTCAAATAGCTTAAGGAGTAGACTATGGCTGGTTCAGATGTAAAAGCAGTACATATTACCGCCGACACTCAAGCTTTAGATGCTGATGGGATTTCTACAGCAGCGGCAGTTGGTAATAACGCAGCACTTACTATAGGTGGTGCGTTAGCCTCTGGCGGTTCTTGTACTTTTGATGCAGGGAGAGTAGTGACTATTCTTTCTGCTGGAGATGATTCCGCTAAATCATTTACAGTTGTTGGAACAGATGTAAATGGTGATTCTCAAACCGAGTCGATAACAGGTGCAAACGCTGGTACAGCTACCGGTAGTAAGTATTTTAAAACAGTAGCCAGTATTACAGCAGTAGGTAATCCAGCAGGAAATGTTTCAGCAGGTGTTAACGCGGCGGCAGCCGACGTAATTTTTGCTGGGAGAGCTAGATTTCAAGGTATTAATTTAGTTTGTACCGCTACCGCAGGTGTGTTAGATTTTTTAACTACTTCTCCTACAGGAACTTCTTTGTATAAAGTAGGAACGGTAGCAAGTGCTACTGTAACTAGGGATTTAACTATACCGGACGAGGGTGTAGTTTTTGCTAGTGGTATTTATGTGCAGTATACCGTTGCTACGTTTAACACATTGACGGTATTTCATGCGTAAAGGTTAAGGTAAATTATGAGCCACGTTTCTTTTTATTCGGATTTAGAAAAAGAAATTTGCGACGAAATTAAAGCTTGGTCGCAACACGCTTTAGAAGTTCCTAATGAGGAATGTGGCAATTTACCCGTTTGCGCTTATGCTAAAAAAGCTTGGTTAGATGGAAAAGTTGGTTTTTCTTTTAAATACGGCCCAGGTTATCAGCCGCTATACTCTTTAATTTCAACATACGAAGATAATTACGATGTTATTGTTTTAGTAGACATAGACTACGAAGAAGATCCAGAAAAATTTCACAGTTACTTAGTTGGTTTAAATGAAGCTATTTCAGAAAAATTTTTTATACAAGAAGATATTTGGGTAATGGGGTTTCACCCAGCAGATGAAACAAATGAAGTAATAGATGATGGTAGTTTTGAGCCTTTAATAGAAAATGAGTATGCTATGATTTTTATTCAAAGACTAAAAAAATTACAACAATCTGCAAAAAAACTGCAAAAAATGGGTTACTATAAGTATTACTTTGGTGACAATAACACGCCCCATGTTTTTAAATTAAGACAATATTTTTACGACAAACTTACAGAGGAAAGATCACATGAACAGAAGCAGAGTTAATTTAGGGAACGGCGCTGTAAAAAAAGTCGGCGTTAAGAAAAGAATGAGAGGCGGAGGTATGGTCCGCAAAAAAATGGCCGGCGGCGGCATGGTTAAGAAAGTCGGCGTTAAGAAAAGAATGGCCGGCGGAGGTATGGTTAAGAAAGTCGGCGTCAAGAAAAAAATGGCCGGCGGCGGCATGGTTAAGAAAGTCGGCGTCAAGAAAAGAATGAGAGCCGGCGGCATGGTTAACAAGGGGAAAAGCCTAAAAAAGCCCGGTAAAGGTCAGGTAGGCCTTAAAAAGTTACCTGAAGAAGTACGTAACAACATGGGTTACATGGCAGCCGGTGGCGCAGTAGCCGCAGGCATGAAAGCAGCTAAAGAAGTTGGTAAAGCCGGTAAAAAGTTATTTGATAAACAAAAACGTAAGGGCAGGCCGCCTAAAAGTAAAATGGCAAAAGCTAAAAGCCGAGTTAATTTGGGCGCAGCAGACCCTGCTGCAGCAGTTGGTTATGTAGCTGCAGGCGCGGCAATTGATGATTTTGCTGAAATGGCAGCCGGTGGTGCAGTAAAAAATATGCAAGACCCTCAAAAATTTGAAACCCGTAATTCTATGGGAATGACAGCGGAACAGAGAAGACAGCAAAAAGAAATGATGGATTCTTTTGACAAATACTTTCGTAGAGACAAAAAGAAGAAAAAATAAATGGCTACTTCATCATCAGTAAACTTTGAACTAGACGTAGCAAGCTACGTAGAAGAAGCTTTTGAACGTTGCGGTTTAGAAGTACGCACGGGTTACGATTTAAAAACAGCAAGACGTTCTTTGAACCTGCTTTTAGCAGATTGGGCGAATCGTGGTTTAAATCAATGGACTATAGACCAAACTTCAATTACTTTAGCTTCGGATATAGGTAATTATCCAGGCGGTAATTTAACCATGACAGTTGGCGCAAGCGGTAGTTTTACTGTAGGTGAAACTATAACCGGCGGTACTAGCGCAGCAACTGCTTCGATAACAAGTTTACCTTCGTCTACTTCTATGGCTATTACAATTCCTTCTGGAACTTTTAGCAATGGCGAAACTTTAACAGGCGGCACAAGTGCCGCTACAACTACGTTATCTGCTGCAGTTGATTTAACTCCGGTGCAAAAAACAATTGATGTTTTATCCGTGGTAATTACTCGAGACGGAACAGACTATGCTTTAACTCGTTTAAGCCGAAGTGAATATTTAAACATACCTACTAAATCGCAAACTGGAAGACCTTCTCAGTTTTTTTTAGATCGCCAAATAAGTCCAACTTTAAAACTTTGGCCTGTTCCAGAAAACAATACAGATATTGTTAAATTTGACCGTTTAGTTCGTATGGACGACGCAGACGATTACACCAACACTTTACAGATACCTTTTCGTTTTTATCCTTGTTTAGCCGCAGGTTTGGCTTATTACTTAGCTATAAAACGTGCGCCGCAAAGAATTGAAATACTAAAAGCTATTTACGAAGAAGAATTTAATAGAGCTAGGGAAGAAGACAGAGATCGGGCTTCTTTGCAGATAACACCTAGTTTTAGTTACTATGGCGGTTAGTTATGGCTAAATATGCAACTGGAAAAAATGCTTACGGAATATCAGATAGATCTGGATTTCGTTATCCATTAAATAAAATGAGAAAAGAATGGACCGGTATGCTAGTGGGTTTTGACGAGTTTGAAACAAAACACCCACAAATAGAGCCACGACGAAAAACTTTTGATCCCCAAGCTTTAAAAAACCCAAGACCAGACAGAGTAGAACCCGTTGTTACTTATGTCGGAACACCTTTGCTGTCTGAAAAAACATTTACTCCAATAAGAGCTTTTGCTGTTGTTGGTCAAGTTACGGTGAGTACATAATGAGTTTTACATTAGCCACATTAAAAACAGCAATACAAAATTATACCGAGAATGATGAAACTACGTTTACCTCTACACTAAACACGTTTATAACAAATACCGAAGAACGTATTTTAAAAAACACACATTTAGATATTTTTAGAAAAAATGTTACTGGAACAATGACTGCTTCTAATGAGTATTTAAGTAGTCCTAGCGATTTTTTGTCCCCTTTTTCTCTTTCTATTACATCCAGTAGCGTAAAAACTTTTTTAGATTTTAAAGACGTAAACTTTATACAAACGTTTAATCCAAACAGTAGCACCACAGGAACTCCGCGTTACTATGCTCAGTTTGACGTTAACACGTTTGTTATTGGTCCAACGCCAGATAGTAATTATTCTTCAGAGTTACATTATTACTACAGGCCAGCTAGTTTAACCGCTGGTTCAGATAGTGGTACTACGTGGTTAAGCGAAAATGCTACACAAGCTATGCTTTATGGGTCTCTTGTAGAAGCATATACTTTTATGAAAGGTGAAGCAGATGTTTTACAAGAGTATGAAAAGCGTTTTGCAGAAGCAATGATTTCTATTAAAATGCTTGGAGAGTCCCGAGAAAGCACAGATGAATACAGGACCGGGCAAGTCATACGGGATAAACAATAAGGAGTTATCGTGGCAGAATTAACCGTAGCACAAAAAAGAAAATTAGTAAGAGAATTAAAAAAAGCTTCTAAAATGCACTCTAGGCAAGCATTACAAATAGAAAAATCTTTAAAAAAGAAAAAATAAATTTATGTTTAACGTAGAAGTAAAAGCAGATATAAGTAGTGTAAACGTACACACTACTAAAAATAGGGGGTTTTCCCCAGAAGAAATTGCGGCAAGAGCCGTGGAAAAAATAGTTTCTGTCGCAGAGGGAGCTAATCCTGAAGTAAAAGCGCAAGCAGAAGCTTTCAAAAGTAGGGTGTATCATGTTATCGTATTAGCTTGTAAAGATGCAATAAATAGCGATAGGACTACAATGCACAATCTTTTAACTAAACAAGGTCATAAAGATATGGCTGATATTTTAAGGAGACTATAATGGCTATATCGCAAGCTATGTGTACTTCGTTCAAGCAAGAACTTCTTGAGGGGGTCCATAATTTTAAAAACTCAGGGGGTAGCACTTTTAATTTAGCGTTATACACAAGTTCGGCTTCATTAGGGGCTGCAACAACTGCATATACAACGTCTAATGAAGTTAGTGGTACCAACTATACGGCTAAAGGTGGTTCACTAACTAGAGTAGATCCATCTACTTCAGGGACAACCGCACTGACTGATTTTTCAGATTTAACTTTTAGTTCTGCAACAATTACTGCTAATGGTGCAATGATATTTAATGATTCAGCTTCTGGAGACCCAGCAGTTTGTATTTTAGCATTTGGAGGGGATAAAACTTCCACAAACGGAGATTTTACAATACAGTTTCCAACAGCCGATGCTTCAAACGCAATTATTAGAATAGCTTAATGGCTAATGTAGCAGGTTGGGGTAGAGGCACTTGGAACGCTGGAAGTTGGGGATCTCACACACCTGTAGAAGTTACTGGTAATGTTGGTACTACTGCACTAGGTTCAGAAACAGTAGTTGCAAAATCATTAGTTGTAGTTTCAGGAAATGTAGGAACGACAGCACTAGGAAATTCTGTTGTAATAGGTAAGGCAGTACAGGGATTATCTGCTGTCACATCGACATCAGGTCTCGGAGATGAAAGTGTTATATGTGCTGCAAATATAGCTGTAACAGGAAATGTAGGAACAACAGCATTAGGCGCTGAAACTGTAATAGCAAAAGCGTTAACAGAAGTTACTGGTAATGCTGGAACAACGCAACAAGGCGAAGTTGTAGTACAGGCTGTAGCCGTAGTTGGTGTAACTGCTGTAGCATCAACAAGTGGACTTGGTGATGAAAGTTTAATAACAAACAATAATTTAGCGGTTACAGGTTTTGCAGGCACTACTGCTACTGGAAATGTAACTAATATAAGTAAGGCTTTAGTAGAACCAACAGGAGTAGAAGGGGACGGACAAACAACAATAGTTAATGTTTGGGGTTTAATAGATGATTCACAAACACCAACTTGGAGTCAAATAGATGATTCACAAACAGATAATTGGGGTTCTATAGATGATTCACAAACACCAACTTGGAAAGAAGTAGCATAGAGGAAATATTATGGCAAGCACATACGTAAACGATTTAAGATTAGAGGAGATTGGTACGGGTGAACAATCCGGGACCTGGGGCGATACCACTAATACAAATTTAGAACTTATTGCAGAAGGATTAAGTTTTGGCACAGAAGCAATAACAACAAATGCAGACACGCACACTTCAACTGTAGCTGATGGTGCAACAGACCCTGCTAGGTCAATCTATATCAAATATACAGGAACACTCGATTCAGCGTGTACTATTACGATTGCACCAAACACACTTAGTCGTTTGCACTTTATTGAGAATGGCACAAGTGGTTCGCAAAACATTATAATTTCACAAGGTAGTGGGGCCAACGTAACTATACCTGCTGGTGATACTAAAGCAGTATACCTAGATGGTGCTGGTTCAGGAGCTGCGGTTGTTGATGCTTTTGCCAGTTTAAATGTAGTAGATTTAAAAGTAGAAGATGATTTAACAGTTACAGATGATCTTATAGTTAATGGAGACATAGACTTAGAAGGTTCTATTGATGTAAATGGTACAGCTAACTTAGATGCCGTAGACGTTGACGGAGCTGTTAACTTTGCCGCAGACGTAACGTATGCAGATGGTGCAGATATAATTACAGCCTCTGCTGGAACATCAAACTTTAGAGCTGGCGTAAACGCTGGTAACTCAATCGCATCAGGCGGTAATTATAATGTCTGCGTAGGTGATGAAGCAGGTACTGCGATTACTACGGGTGATAATAATGTTGCTATTGGATACCAGGCTTTAGATGCCGCTACCACCGCAGATTTAAATACTGCTATTGGAGCAACTTCACTATCTACTAACATACTAAGTGACCGTAACGTAGCGGTAGGCTATGGATCTTTAGCTACCCATAATCTTGCAAGTAATGCC